ATCATTGTGCCCGTTGACAGCATCCCCGTTGGGCTCACCAAGAGCTTACGCCCGCCGCTCGTAAGCGTTGGCGTGGTGCCTGGGGTGGCTTCACTGAAGGCCACCAGTTTGCTAAAAATCACATTCCCGGCGGACGCTGCAGGCATCAGTCAAACTCCTTATCATCAGCCGCTAGTGCGGCAATCTTATTTACAGGCTTGGCAACGCCCGCCTGAATCCACGCCTGAGCAATAGTAGCAGGCACGCTTATTGTAGAGCCGTCAAGCGGTAACCCGCCTACAAACTCTCCACTAGGCAGCGAGCCTTCAACATACTGCACTTCAATCTGGTCTGCTGTTTCGTATGGCTTACGCGCTGGCATTAATTGCCTCCACTGCTGACACCTCTACGGTGGCTGTCACTGTTAGGTAATCCATTTCATTCCATTGGTCATTGCCAATGCTTGTGCCCGTCACGCTGGCTTGCGCCACCGAGTCAGTCCCGTTAAGTGTAACACCGTCAATAAGAGAATCACGCAACCAGGTGCGCCACGCCATCAGGTCTTGGTACTTACGCCCCATATCAGCCTGAGGCTGCAGGTACACGGTAACCGCAAGGTTAAGCGTTACCTGCCGATTTGCAGCACCGTAACTCACGCTGTCATCAGCTGGCACAATTACCACCGCTGGCACCACCGCAAGATTGTCTGGCGGGTATGCGTGCACGGTGCGGAGCGCGTAGCCGGTAGGCGGTGTTGCCGCCCTTAGGTGCGCAGCGAGCGCATTGATAATGGTGACATCGTTGAAACTCACCGCGCCAACCCATCGCGCTTGCGGAATCCGTCAAGCAGCACCTGCGCTTCAGGATGCAGCGCCCGTGTCTGGCGCAAAATTCCGCCCAGCTCCTGCGAGCCAATAATGCCGAATGGACTTGTCCTAGATGACCACACAGCACCAGCCTGAATAATCGCGGCTTGCTTGACTGCGCTTGGCACTGCAGGCCATCCAAATACACCCGTTACCTTCACGCCAAGATAAACCGCAACAGGGAATGCCTTAGGTGCAGCGGTGCTGGTATCAATCTCTGTGTATGCCCAGCCATCAAGCGCAGCGTTGCGCGGTGCCAGCACATAATCGGTTGCCGCTGTCCAGGTGGTTTCGTAAGTGCCGTCACCGTTATCATCAGTCTGCAGCTGGCTCACACTCACAATGTCATCAGTCAACACATATGACCAATCACCGGCGGTGTAGTAGCGCGTTTCTGATGCAGTGCCAAAGCCCTGCTTGCGGTCTGTGTAAAGGTCAATCAGCGCATCAGTTGCATCAAGCACAGATTGCAGCGCACCATCATCGGTGGTGTCAGCGGTGCCAATCCCAATAGCGCTTTTGAATTCTGCCAGCGTTGCGTAGCTCATCAAATACCCCCAACTTCTAGGACGGTCAAAATCTGCCCGTTAGTTTCGCTGATAGCATACAGGGTCTGCCGCTCCATTAGCCTAATTGTAATGTGCTCACCCTTGCGTAGCACAAAGCCATTGGCAAGCGTGAGATTGCTTGCGCCAATCAGCACATCCTTGGAGTTATTAGCCAGCGCGTGCAGGTGCACTTCAGTGCCTGCCACATAGCCCTCACAGACTGATGCGGCTGCCGTGCCTACGCTCATTTGCCGGCTGCTCAGGTGTTGAATCATTGGGCGCTTTTCCCCCTCTTGGTGCGCTTAACGGTGGCACTCTCCCTAGCCTCGTGGATTACAGCCGCCTCTACGGGCTCCGTAGGGGCAAATGCGGGGGTTTTAGCAGGGGGCACAGGCTGAGCGTAACCGTGCGCGAATAGAGCTAGAGCCTCTGCATCGGGCAGGTCAATCACCCCGCCGCGTGGCGGCCAAGCAACCCCGTTGCGTGTGCCAAGGATTCGCTCAAGCATTCGCACTAGCATTTGCAGTTTTCCTTTCTAAGACTTAGGGGCTGGGCTTTCGCCCAGCCCCTTTCGTCAGTTACTAATTGCTGCGTTCAGCAATTAGGAAACATTTGCGCTCTTGTAGCTCTTGACAGCCGAAGCCTGAACAAGACCCGAAGCGCCGCGAACTTCGCAGCGGTACGACACCAACCCAAGGTTGAACGCGTACTCGCGCGAAACATCAATTCGCACGCCGCCCACGAGGGCCGTGTACACCTGGCCGAGGTCACCAAACAGGATTGCTCCAGCGGTGTCATCGGTCAGGTCAATGAGTGCTGCAGAATAAACTGGCGCGCCCAAAAGGCGGTCAGCGTTATTTGCATCACCTGGGCGGAAGATTGGCTGCCCAGCAGTGTCAACCAAACCCGTTACCACACCAAGCGTGGTGTCATTCATCAACCAACCAGCCTTAGGCGCTCGTCGGTAAACCTGATTGACGCTGGCCTTAAGCTTCGCCAAATCGGTAAATGTAGGATTTACCGAAACGGTGCCTGAGCCCGTTGCGCCAACCGTTGCAGCTGCAGCAATTGCTGTGCCAGCAAACGCGCCGTGCGCTACGGCCACTTCCTGGCCGCACTTATCTGCAATCATCGCGGAAAGGTCAAAGGCCGCATCATTTGCGAGCTCGTCGCTTACCTGGATGAGGGTGGCCCACTTTACCGGGCTGAGGTCAAGCTTTGAAAGCGTGCCGTCAGACTCAGTAATTGTGCCAGCCTCGCCAACGCTACCAGCGGTACCAAGGGCCGTGACACGCGGAATGCTCAGCGTGTTGCCGGTGCTTGCGCGGATAACCGTAACGATATCTGGGTTAAGGAATGGGTTGAACTGGCCCGCAATGACATTAACTCGGTCAGCAATGGTGATTGGATTTCCAAGACCCGTTGACTTCGTAACATCGCGGTATTCAAACATTCGCGTGCCGCCGTTGCGAGCAAGAGCACGAAGCTCCGCATTCTCATCAGCGTCAGACTTAGCAGCAGCCGGAGCAATCACAGCAGCAAACTCTGCGCGAGCAGCGTCAGCAGCGGTGCGGGCTTCGGTGGCTTCCTTTTCGGAGCGAATCGCCTGGGCAACAGTTGCTGCCTCAGCGGTAAGCTTCTCAAAGCGAACCTGTGACTCGCCTTCAAGAGCCTCGCCCTTCGCGGCAAGGTCAGTAACGATTGACTGCGCTTCAGTCAAAAGGCTTGCACGCTTCTCGTGCAGATTCCTAATATCAGACATTTTCAATCTCCTATTCTCTATGTTTTTTTTACTATCGTGCTCGCCTAGCGGGCTTACTCTGCAGCGGGCGCACCCAAAGGTGGCGGGGCTGCGGTAGCGGGGCTGTTAGAGCGTATCGTTTGCCAGGCGCTCAAGCAGCAACTTGGCAGCCGCAACGCTGGGGTCAATCCCCTTGCGCGGTGACAACTTACTGCGTACCTGGTCAATAACCTCAAGGTCATCATCGCTGAGCGTTTGCGCAGCTTTGATTGCCTCAAGGGTAGTCATAAGGCGCTCAGCCTCAACACCGATTTTATCGGCGGAGAGCTTGCGCACAGCGGTGAGGCCAAGCGTTGCAGGGTAGGCTGGGGTTTGGCCAGCGCTCAACACGGAAACCTCAAACAGATTGACTTCACGAATGGTGCGCTTATCGCCCTGCCACTCATCCATACCCTTTGTCACCGAAAAGCCAAAGCTCATTCCCATAGCAGCGGCCTCGTGCGTCAACTTAGAAATAACACCGGCGGCATCAGGGTCAGCAGGGTCAAGCTTCGCCTCAACGCGCAAGCCGCGCTCATCCTCTTGGAGCGAGAGCCGCCCGCTTGCCGTGGTGGCAAGAGCGCGTGACTCATCGTGACCAAACAGGAATGCAATCACCTTGCTGCCAGCGGCAGCGCGTGAGAGCGTGCGCTTGAATGCGCCTGGTGCAATCACCTCAGTGAATGGCAGCCCTGCGCTTGGCGTATCAAAAAGAGCGGCATAGCCGCTGAAGGTCTTTTGCCCATCCTCAGTATCGGAAACTGTGAACTCTCCCATTGGGAGAGCGCGCCGCTCAAACTCTTTCACATCAAACCTTTCATCATTAGCCAGCGTGTTTAGCACGCGGTCTGCCCATTGTAGAACTCTGTCAGCGCCGTCAGCCTGTGTTACCTCCACGCCCCACAGGTAACCGGCAACGGCTCCAGGGCCTGGGAACTCATCATTAGCAGCGTCACTATTGCGTGGCACGCCTTCCCAATCTCCGCGGTGGCGGAGAATCCACGCGCGCATACGCGTAACTTTGTCATCCTCAACTTGCCCAGCGCGCAGCTGGCGCGCTTCCTCAACCGTCTGCTCTTGCAACCCGTCACCCGCGTAGCCATTCTCGTAATAGGTCAATCCTTTGGCGGCAGCATCGCGGATAAACTCAGGCACATCAATCACCACGCGTGCCTCATCGCTCTCATCCGCGCCGCCATCAGCCTCGCCGCTCAGAATTTGCTCAGGCGTGTATGCGTCAATGCCCATACCTTCAGCGGCATCGCGCGCCTCTGGGTCATTGTCAATCACCATTGCAAGCGCATCGCCGTATTCCTCTTGCAGCTTGCTGTAGCGGTAGGCTTTATATGCCTCGTTTACGGCTGGGTTGCTCTCGCCAAAATCCTGCAGATAAATCTGGCTGTAGGGCACGCCGTTGGCATCAAGCCATTCCTTGGTTTCACCAAGGCGGTCAATATTGCGAGCGCTCACCACAATGATGTTTGCAGCGTAATCCTGCACCTGTGTTTTCAGCCAATCAATCAGCGGCTGGCGTGGCGTATCGCCAGTGGTGGTAAGTGTGCCGTCAATATCGGTGATGATGTACGCGCCTTGGAATACATCGCGCAACTCACCGCCTGGCTCCATACCCTCAGCCACCGAAAGCGCAACCATTTGGTCAATGGCTTCCTGCTTTGTTTCGTGGCAGCCCAGCACTTCGCCATCAGCTTTGACAGTTGCCCAGCCGCTGCAGTCTGCTGATTTATCTGTGATGAAGTAAGGCATTACGGCTGCGGCTCCTCTCCAACTACGCCAATGTTTAGTGGCTTCCAATGCTGGTCACCGCCAACTGCAAGCCGCGGCAAATCTTCATAGGTGCGCACTTCATCCAGCGTGAGGATTCCGTTTTGCAGGGCCACCGCATACGAATCCATCCGCTCGCGCTGCGTTGCGCGCAAAAGCCCAGCGGTGTTGAATTTGATAAAGGTGGTTTCACCTTCAATGAGGCGCTGTAGCCCAGCCTCAATGCGTGCAAGCATTGGCGAAAGCCCAAGCACTAGCCACGCCTGCCCAAGCGTTTCTGCGCTGTTATAGCTGGTGTTGCCACCTGGGTATTGCAGGTACTGAAGGGGCACGCCATAGATACGGCCAATGCTCTCAACACCCCAATGCAGAGTTTCCACAAGCTGCAAGTCAGAAATTTTTACGCTCATCTGTGAGTAGTCAGCGCCGCCGGTGAGCACTGCAACGCGCCACGCGCGGTCAACACCCTCGTGCCTTCGTGCAAATCCTGCGCGCAGATTCTCTGCTTGGTCAGCGGTCAACTCACCAGGCACCTTCACCACACCGCCAACCGTTGCGCCCTGCTCGTAGAACTTCGCGCCAAACAATTGCGTTGCGCTGGCAAGCCCAAGCGTTACGCGGTGGTGTTCAATCGGTGACATTCCTCGCATATGCTCGCCCGTTGCAAACAGCGGGATGTGCACAACATTATCAGCACCAAGCGTGCTGCTGCCTTCCTGTGTAGTGATTTTGTAAAGCGGCTCGCCCATCTCGCCGCGCACGCACTCCACCTTTTGCGGGTCAAGCACGCGGGTTTCAACCACTACGCCATCAGGCGAGCGGAGCACCAGAATAAATGCATTGCCATCAAGCAGCAGGCTGGAAACCAAACGGTGCTTGAAATCAAAGCTGGTGTAGTTAGGGTTGTTAGGAATCGGCACATCCATCCAGCGCGGGCGGTTTACTGGAGTGCGCACACCAGCGGAGCGGATAAATGCGCCCCAAGGAAGCCCAGCGATAGTGGAACTGTACAAGGAAACTGCCGCCCACACGGCTCCAATCGCGGTAGCGTTTTCCTGTGTAATTGAAACACCGGCAGTGCGTTGCGGGTAGTCTGATGGCCACCACGGTGCAACCACGCGCTGCTCAGTTTCTGCTTCTCGCCCAAGGATGCGGTCAATAATTCCCACTCTTATTCTCCCTATAGCTCAATGAACTGAACCGCAGGCGCAGCCTTTGGCGCAACTGTGGTTGCTAGTGTATCAGCACGGCTCAGCGCCATAATGGCTGACACAAATAAGTCAATTTTCTTATTGCTGTGAGCGGCTTGCTTGCGCACCATCATCCCATTTCTGCTGTAGTAAGGGGTGGCATTGGCTGCGTGCCGCGCAAGCCGTGGGTCACCTGTGTGCCGAATCTTGCCATTCACCACCGCATCATACATACCGCTGGTTGCTGGCACCATCCGTGAAGGTGTCTGTGGCATTTCTGCCACCGGCAGCCCACGCTGTGCCAGCGCCTCCATACTACGCTGCCAGCGGAATGGGTCAAAGATTACCTCCACTACATTGTAGTTTTGGCAGATTTCAATAATGCGCCCCTCAACCTCATCCATTGACACACGCCACGAAAGGTCAGCGTCAATTGGGCGCTCCCAATGACCAAGCACAAACAGCGCCTTATCACTCAGGCGGCAGGCAACGGCTGCTGTGCTGTCATTGCTAAAGCTGCCGTCCACCGCCAGCACAATGGGCTCATCCGCTCCAAGAGTAAGGCTGGCATCGCCGCACGCATCCCACGCGCCTGTAGGTAGAAAGGCGGTGGCGCTATTCGTAAATTGATTTAAGCGCTTAGTGCGATATTCGCTTTCTGGTGTGCGCTTGCGCGCACTTCGCAAATCCTCAATGCTCAGAATTGGCTGCTCGCCAAGCAGCCCAGGGTTAGCCTCGTGCCATCGGCCCTCATCCTCATAGGAATCCTCTGCCGCTTCCCACCACGCCATACCAAGTGTGGTGTCATCAGACTCACCGGCAACGCGCCGCTTTGCCAATTGGTAGAGCGTGTAGGCAATGGAGTCAACGCCTGTAGTGTCAACCTTAGGCCCTGCCGTGGTGATTGCCACAAAGAGCGGGCTGCGCCTTGCGCCCATTGAAAGGCTGAGCACATCAAACAGTTCACGGTTAGGGGCTGCCGCCAATTCGTCATAGAGCACGAGGGAAGCGTTTAAGCCTTCCTTGCTGTACGCCTCTGCGCTAATGGCTTTGTATACGGTGCCCGTACCCTTGAATTCCATAGCATCGCGGTACAGTTTTATCTGTGCGCCCAGCTCTGGGTTTAACTCCACTGCCCGCTTGGCGTGGCTGAACACCAGTTTGGCTTGCTCACGCTCATTGGCTGCGCTCAGAATCTCGCCGCCCTTATCCCCATAAAGCCCAAAGAAAATAGGAAGGGTGGATGCCAAGGCTGTCTTACCATTCTTACGCGCAACGCCTACCAGAAAAAAGCGGTGCGTAAAACTTAGGTCAGCCTTGCGTGCAAGCATATGGCGCAGCAGGCTGCGCTGCCATTCCCTGAACTGCAACGGCTCACCAGCCAAGCCGCCCAGTGAGTCTTTGGCAATGGGCACCAGTGCTTCAGCAAAGTCTGCAACCACATCGCCCATTGAGCGCTCAAGGTCAGCAGCCTCTAGCGGAGTCAGCCAGCGGGGTGGCCATCCTTGCCCTGAAGCCTGCGCCGAAATTGCTCCACCTTGCTTACGCTTTCCACCATTGCCAGCCCTAGCTTGGCGCGGTCTGCCGGTGTCAAGCCCAAGTGATTCATCCACTTCCTAATTTCCCCCTCTTGGGTTGCACGCATTCCTACTGCTGGATTGGCGTAAGCATAGCCTTTGTCCGTTTGCAGCACAGCACCCTGCTCTGCAATCTGTTTGCCTAGCTGCGCGTGAAACTCCATCGCCTGCACCAGCATCGTCAGCGCCTCGCGGTCACTCGCGGCAATCCAGCCGCCAGCGTGCGCCAAGATTCTCTGCCAAGCCTCCAGTGCCACCACGCCCAAGCCCTCAGGCGGTGGCAATTCACCTGCGCCGGTGAGGCTATTCGTTAGCGAAACAGCGGGTAAGCGGTCAGCTCTCAGCGTGCCGCGCTTTGCTTTTACTTCGTTTGGTACTACTTGCTTTGGCAACCTAAACCCCTACCCCCTGCAAATGACGGTGCGTGCGGAGCACA